TCCAATGCTATTTGAGCCTCGCAAATGTGATAGTGAAACTTCAATACCATTCTCATGTCCCTTGTTACCATCAACTCTTCTTAGGTGTGAGACTAAAATTAAACCGGCATTGGTTTCTTCAACCAAACTTCTAAGCCTAGTCATAATATTATCAATGGCTCTTCGCTCATCTCCTTCACCCAAGGCACTGACAAGCATGTGTAGGTGGTCTACTACTACCCATTTACAATCACAACCAACAATCAAGTATCTAAGTTTAGCAAAGATATCATCTATCTCATTGGTGCCGAAGTGAGCATGAATGAAAACTCTATCGTCTTCAAAAACTTTATCAAACATATCCATTAAAGTATCTTCATCAAACTTATCTCGTTCTTGGTCAACATACAAACGAGCGTCTGCTTCGATAGACAAAACACCATCTACTGTTCTTCGCCAATCTTCTTCTAAGGCTATGATACCTACATTGTCTTCGGTGTTTTTAATTAACCAATGTTCTAGCTCACGAGTTACACTAGACTTACCTAGTCCTGTGCCACCAGTAAGAGTAACTAACTCGCCCTGTCGAAGCCCGTAAAGTTTTTGATTCAATCCTTCCCAAGGGTAAGGTATGCTTTCTTTACGAGGACGGTCTAAGAATTGGTCTTTCTTTTCTGATACTCTAATGATACCGCTGGGTGTAAAAACTTTAGCGTCCCACCAAGCTGAAGTAAACTCTTTATACTTACCTTTAACCAACATATCATTAGCGTCTTTGTAACCATTAGGTAGTGTTACTATCTTAGCTTTGCGAGGTTTTAAAATACTAGCAACTTTCTTCGCTGCTTCCATGCCTTGTTTATCTTTGTCAAAACAAAGCACAACATTATCAAAACTTTCTACATACTCTAAGTTTTCTTTGATGTCTCTAACCGCTCCTGCCGCTCCTTTGATAATAGAAACGACAGCCCACTTACTACCCAGTAACTCGTAGGCTGCCATTGCGTCACACTCTCCCTCAGTAATCGTTAGATACTTCCCGCCTTCTTTAAAGAGTTGTTGTCCAAACAGACCAACTCCTTGTGGACTTACATCATAGCTAAACTTTTTATCTCTGACATACCTTATCTTGTTAGCAGTCAGCTCATTGTTTATGTATAACGGATAGATGTGCTGAGCTATCTGCCCTGCACTATCATAAACTGTTTTAACTCCATACTTCTCAGCAGTCTCTCTAGCTATACTTCGGTCTGTAAGTTTAGCAAAGACTCCGCCATGAGCATTAAGTTCTCTTACTGTTTTCGTCATACTATTATTCTTCTTCGTTCCTGTGTCTTCTACCCCTTTCGGAAAAAATTCATCGCAACTAAAGCATTTAGCTGAGCCATTTTCATTTACTGACAAAGCGTCGCTTGAGCCACAAGCCGGACAAGGCAAATGACAATCTTTAAATTTTAAATCTGATTCCATCTTTGACCCTCAAAAAAATAGGGTATCCGAAGACACCCCATTTATATTTAATGCTGAGTAATATTAGGATACATTACCCAAAAACTCATAGTTAGCTTTTCTCTTCCGCTACTTCAGTTTCAGCTTCGACTTCTTCTTCCTCTTCGGTTTCAGTAGCCGGCTCTTCTGTCTTCGCCTCAGGACAACCCTTTAAAAGGTCTTCTAAGTTTGCTCTATGAGTGCGGCTTGCAAAATCTAATGCTTCAAGTATGACTTGCAAGTTACCAACTTTATTTACCATTACAGTTGCACTGGTTTTTTTCTGTTGGTCTGCAATCAAATTGATATCATAATTAGTTGCTTCGCCTTTATCGTTTCTAATACTAATAACCATTAGAATTCTTCTCCTCCTTCGATGGCTTCAAATTCAGAACCATCTCCTGATTTATATTGCACTAAGTCAATAACTTGCATAGCTTGGAAATCCAAACCCTTGAAGTCTCCATACTTATTGGAAGTCTCCCACTCATTGTATTGGACTCTAACTTTAGAGCCGTTACCAACAAGTTCATCTATTGGATTTTTATTGCCATCTAAAAGTTTAGGTGGTTGTCTAACCATTCCGTTAGGACCATTCACCTTTCTTTTAAAAGTTATTGCTTTTCCAACAACCTCGTCATTCATAGTTATCTCTTTTACTTTATAACCACGAGATTCAAAGTCGTTGGCAACTTCGTCACTAACTACTAAGTCAACTGTATACACAGGCTCAAACTTAGTGTTAGGTGTCGTTACACTAGCCCAGTAGGCTATTCCTTCTTGTATTGCCATAATCAATTTCTCCTTTTGGCTTGTTTACATATCAAATTATGCATATCTAAATTAGTTTGTCAATAGAATTTATGACATTTGTTTAACTATTTCATAGAGGGAAACAGCTCCCTCATTTAATAGTGTTACTTTATACTTGCTGTGTAAAAGTTCTACCGAGTAAGTCCAGTTTAAATCGTCTTGATTTTTAACCACATACCTATCAAACTTTTGAAAATTATCTTTATCTAAAATAATAGTTTGCTTCATTAATCTACATTTATCTTGAAAGGTATAGAACAATTTTGAGCAGTTGCGTCAGCAAAATATAAACTGTTCAGATACCTAATGGTTGGTCTCCTTAAATTAGTTGGTGGATTAGCTTCAAATTGAACATTATAAACTTCTCCATCTTTTAAGTCATAGATTACTCTAAAGGCAACTGACTTTTTCAAACTAACATTTTTTATGAAGTAAGAATAACTCCTATTTTTTACCGGTTGAGGACAAGCCACAGGCTCAGCAACGACTTTATCCACTTCATTTGATACCTCATAAGGGGTCTCAATTTCTTGGTCTGCTAGAGCCTCATTTTCAGAAACTATTTCTGCGTCTATTCTTGAAGATAAAACTTCAAACTCTGATTCAGTTTTACTAGCTAGGGCTTCTACTGAAAGATGTAAGTCAGCTAAGTCTGCTCGTAAGTTCTTGGCTTCTGTATCCATTGCTTCAGCAAAGATTTCTAAGTTTCTTAATTTATTAGTAGTCCATGCTTTAGACTTATTAAGATTCTCAACTTCTTCTACCACTACATCTACAGAGCTTTGCAAATTATTAACTTGCTCTGTCATATTTACTACAGAAACTTCTAAATCCTGTAGTTCTGCTAACGAATTTTGTAAATCATCAGTTACTCTTTTAAAACCAAAGTAACTAAGAGTTACAAAAACAATAGTTATTAAACTAAATATTAATATATTTCTCATACTTTCTCCTTTCATTAGTTTAGTCTCGCTTTCCTCTCCCTTCTTCTCTCCTCAACATAAAGCCTAACTAATAAACTCTTATTAGCCTCTATGTATTCAGAAAAACTTTTTTGTGTTTCTAATTCATTGTATATTAAACAGTCGTAACAATACTCGTCAAACTTTTTACAAAAGAAAATGTCTATCCTTTTCATCTTATCCAACACTTATAGCCTGTGCAATCTTCAAGAGCTTCGCCACAAAACTCACAACAATTTGCTAGTTCTTCTTCGGTTATAAAGTTTTCTTCCAAAAAGGAAAGACCACCCTCGCCATAATCCAAATTGCGTCCAATGTTAGACGAGGAAGTCTTAGTTTTTGTCATTTCTTTTTTAGTCTTATCAACTATTTCTGTTAAGACTTCATTACATAAATCAATAAATGGTTTCATAGTTACTCCTGTTTAAGGCTCTCCAAACGATATTGCACAGAGCTAACCTGATACTGTTCCCAATCTTCATAGCCCTCAAACTCCCACTCACTAGCATTAGTTTCTTTAGCAATTTCTATTGCTTCTGCAACTGTATTAGCTTCAAGGGTAATGCTGTACCTTGCCGGTTGGGTAGCTGTTATAGTAAATTTAGTCATCTTATCTCCTTAAAAAAGTAGCTAGTGCATGGTGGTTTAGTTCTCATTTACTTTTATCCTTAACCCTACCTCGTCAACCATGTCCCCGAATTTAATCTAGGCTTTATAATGGCTCGGACTTCAAGGATTTTACAAAGGCTCACTCCTAGCTACCTTAAAATAAATCGTGGCTAAGACACTCATAAAGGAATAAATAAAAAATTTAAGTAATGTTTCCTTAGATTGTCCTAGCCACAAACTCATAATTAGTTTAGTTTTCTTTGGGCTTCATTAGCCATTTCTTCTAGTTGTGCTTCTGAAATTGCGTCAGCACACAAGTTCTCCATAAATCCAATCGCAGATTTAATAATCCTTTCATCTGTAACTGGCACAGGGTGTGTCAATATTTCTGCTTCAACATGGTTGAATAAGTCTATCAACAAATCTTCTCGTTCACTAAAAACATCTAGCCCTGCTAACACATAAGCTATATGTTCTTGTATTTGCTCATTAATATAATCTTCCATTACTCTACCTTAAAGTTTTTTGTTGCTCTTGTCAAATTTTTTTGACTTATTTTTTCTACCGTGATTAATTACTGTTATAACCCACACAAAGTAAGCCATGATTATGAGGATAGCAACACCCATAACAAAGTTAAATATGTCTATCATAGTTCACTCTCCCACTCAAATAAATTTCCTTCAATACTTCCGTCATACTGCATACTTACAAATTCTTCATAACTTATTTGTTTAGTATATTGAATACCCTTTTCTTCTAATTCTTTTTTATTATCAAAGTTATTGGTTAGCCAAACTCCAGTTGGATAAAAAGTGATATAAGTTGACCTACCAAATTCATCATCTTCAAATGCTTGTTCATGTTCAGTATGAGTTTGGTAGTGCCATTTATATTTACACCAACAGCTTATCAAAGGATTCTCGTTTTCCTTAATTAATCTATCCATCATCATTCACCTCCAATCAAATTAAGACCAAAATTAAGCTGGTATGGAAACTTATCAGGTTGCCATTTAATTTTGGCATGTCTGCCATTCGGATAAGTTCTGCTACCTAAAACATCATCTTCAATATAAGTTTTAGTTTTGGGATTCCATTTGCATAAGGAAAAATTACTATATTTTAATAACCTATCTCGTAAAGATTTACTAAGATAATTTTCCCAATCATCTTTCGACATCTCCCAATTCTCAAAAAACTCGCTGTCACCATCATTTACTTCAGTAAAAACAAATCTTTCATCAATTAGCTCTAAAATTTCATCTAAAGTATCAAAGCATTCACTATCATCAGTCCCTACACGAAAATGGTCGATTAATAAGTATTTACCCTCATACTCATAATACTCGTACTCACATTCCTTAGAAATTTTATAACTAGTCATCCTTCACCTCCTGTAATTCTTCATCTCGTTCTTGTTCTGTTTTAAACCAAGACCATTGAACATCTTCCCCACCATAAATATATAAAACATCATCTAAATCTTGCTTTCCATACCACTCAACATAACCATAAAGATAACCATTGTTGTCATCTCGGTTAAATTTGTATGCTTGTGTGTCATACCAATTAAACTTTTTATAATTTACTATATCGTAATTAATACTCATTATTCACTCCCTCTTAAACTCAACAAGTTCGTCTGTATCAATTAATTGTTCTGTGCAATCTCCAAACTGACTACACCAAACCCTAAAATCTTGACCAAACTCTTTTTTCATATAGGCAATATCACCTTTAGAAAAATGCTCAAATAATTGCACTTCTCCCCAAGTATTGTCGCCTGTGCCTTTAAAATCGTTATATATTAATTGATTGTTGTCTATTTTGTAGTCACAACAATCGTTGCTTACAATAACTTCTACTGTTTTCATAATTCTCTCCCCATAAAAAAGACTACATAAAAAACAACCAAGACCAACAAAGGTATCTTAGTGTAAAGATGGTATTTAATATTGTTGTTATAAACCCACTCATCAAGTTTAGTTAGTTTACCTTTCATCATTCACTCTCCTTTAATTTTTTATGATGATGTTGCCAATACAAAACAAACTTTTCTAATGTTTCTAGATGTTCTGAAATCTTAGTATCTTCTTTTATGTAATGAACTCTATCATCAATTATGTTGTCAATTTCTGTATAGGCTCTTTCTAACTTCTGCAAATCATCTGTTAAAAAACTTATTAATCTACTCATCATTCACTCCATTAAATCCCAATCTTCTGTAAATATACCTTCTCGTACTGACCACTTCCAATCAGTATCGCCTTGCACTCCCTCATGTTGTTCTGAACTTCCATCTTTAAACTCAACATACAAAGTACCATACTTTATAAAGTAATCTTTAACATTTTCCCAATCAATACCTAGTTCTTCTAAATCAAAAGTAATAGGTGAGTTATAGATACACTCTATATATCTTGGTTTATCGCTATCAACAGTCATAATTCACTCTCCATATTTAAATATAGTTTAGTTAGTTTACCTTTCATCATTCACTCCTCTCAAATTTAGTATATTCCAAACAGTCATTGTCCATTAACTCTTGTAAATAATTATAAACTTCTGAATCATTTACTTCATAATTGTTTTTAACATTATCAAATTCTAATTCTATTATTACTTTAGTCATTATTCACTCTCCCTTATCTTTCTTTCTTCTATTGTTTTTAGGTTGTCTGCTGATACTATTTTGAAAGGAAAGCCAATCCAATTATTTTTAATTTCATCTTTGTAAAAATCTTCAAGACCTTTGCCATTATCCCAATCAGACCATTTATAGTTTTCTATATCTTGTATGTGATTATTAACACAAGATTCACAACAAAATAAGTCATATGGTCTTATGTTGATTTCAATAAATGTAAACTCGCCATCTTCCGTTTCAGGATATTGCTCACCACAATACTCACAATAATATTTACTCAGCTTCTCGGTCATCATTCACTCCCCCAAATTTATCTTCATAAAAATAAACTATAGCTACTACACCTTTAGTCTCACAATCTCGCACACTAAAGTCCACATCAGAAAACTCGTTATCAAGTCTTTTTAATAACTCGTATTCAGTTAATTTTTCTACTTCTTTTATACTCATTTTTACTCCTTAAAAATAATTAATATAAACAACTCTAAACTTATTGAAACTAAAAGTCAAATTTTTTTAACAATTAATTTAACTTATTACTTTATAGACTATATAGCTAAACAGTAAAGAACAGTAAAAAATATAAAGATAACTATTGAGAAACTAAAAAGAATACTATATAATCTCTATAGACTATATAGGTTTATAGTCTTAGTGAGGGCAACTTAATTTTACCTAATTCGATATAGCCCTTACAGTCTAGCCCTAAAGAATTAATTTTTTTTAGGGCTAAGTTTAGAGTATTTTATTATGTTTAAAAATTATATTTATTTGTTTATATAGATAAAAAAAACCCTCTAATTAAAGAGGGCTAAAAGGGGATTAATAAAATTTATTTTTCTAAGGTCTTATAACTTTCTCTAGTTAGAGAATGTTTAAAGAAATCATACCCTTTAGAGCTACACATATACATTATTGGCTCGTGCCTTAGCTTTGGGTATTCTTTGAAAAAGTTTTGGAATGCTTCTTCAAACTCAATCGTATTTGGTAATTTAATATTTACATCTTCCATTTTTATTTACTCCTTTTGTTTAAATCTTTACCATTCATAACTTGATGAATTCTTATCTGTTTTTACTAAAAACTCCATTTCTATGCCCTTTTTAACTATGTTACCATCTTGGAAATTTACATATATTGAGGGGAAAGAATCAAGCACAAGAAACCTTTTAATTCTGCCCTTTCTAATTAAGTCATAAAAATAGTTGTATAGTTCTCTTACAGTTTCAAATTGTGAACAGTATTCACCACCATAACATTTATCATTACCATTTTTATCAATCGTAATAACACAATTAATTAAATTTTCTTTTTTCATTCTACTTTTTCTCCTTAAATCTTTCTAAATAATTAAATCTTAATTGACCTAAATATTTATAGACTTCGTCATAAGTTATAAATTCTTCATAATGAATTTCAATACCATGAAAGAACTCCGTAGAATCAAGCAACCATAAAGAAAAAGTATCACTATCTAAATTATGCTCAACAATATACTTATTAATAAGAATATTATCGTTATTTTCATCTATATATAAAAACATATTATTTTCTCCTTAAAGGTTATTTAATTACAACCTTAATTATTATTATGCACAAATGGGTTTTAATTGCAAATTTTAAGACAAAAAAAACCCTCTAATTAAAGAGGGCTTTCTCATGGGAAATAGTAAGTTTAATTATTCTTTTAATGGATTATTTTCTAGCCATTCAGCAACAATTTCTTCACCTACAATATAGACATACATGTTTACTACCTTTTCAGGCTTGCTTAAATCCGTTGAGACTTCTCCAAAATTCCATTCTTCATACTCTTTAATAATATTCATTACAGCAAAGGCTTTGTCTTCTAACCATTGTTCAGCTTGGTATGTGCCTATGATGTAATAGTCAGTATTAAATGCATGGTAATGTAAATCATCTCTGAAATCAGAATCATTAATAGCTAAGAAATAATTACTTTTACCATCTATGCCTGAATCTTCAGTTAAAAAGTCATCAAAATGACTTTTGATTTCTTCATATTTAAAATAATCTTTCATTTTTTTTTTACTCCTTAAAGGTTACTTAATTGCAACCTTGATTATTATTATGCATATAT